ATCATAACGGGTTTGGACAAATCAAAGTAATCTGATAACAAAGGAGCCATGGGTGGACAAGTTTCCCTACGCCCAAAATTCGGACATCCACCCTTGTGACCATAGTAAGCCTTCTTACATAATAATCGCACCGATTTATCCAAAACAACTTTTACGAAACAATGGGGCATTAATACCACCTACTATTATGCAAAACCATATTCCTATGCCTACCTCTATTATAACCTCTCCATCGGGTAAAAATAAAAAAACAAGGAGATTCGTTGCAGGGATGTGCATAACACTTGGCGAATCTCCTTGTCAACCAAAACATAACTCGTGGCATACCACCTGGTATATCGTGATACGATTTGTCCCAAAAAACTACTGCTCCCAATTTCTCCAACAAAAGGTTATAACATTGGTGAATATAAATAGTACGTTCGGGTGGTGCACAATGTATACGCAGCATTATTCTTCACCTCCATCATCCCCATCCTTATTCTTCGGTTCTTCGGGATTCAGATCACCTTCATACTTCTCTTGTTCTTTCAAAATAGCCTGAGCCTCCTCATCCGTCATTTTATGTATTTTCGTGAAGTATTGTAACGGCGGTACTAAAGCATCCACACCACCGGCCACATACTTAGCAAACGCTTCGGTTCTGCTCAAAGCTATCTTAGATATATCATCGTCCGTAGCAGCGTTCAAGTCAGGCCAAACCACTACGTACTGCTTTGGTATAGGCAAACAACCCACTGCAATTAACCGATCTATAAACGGCCGCAACAACAGAGGTGACAGATAATTATTCTGTCTCCTGGCCACACGGTTATTCCAAGTTCGTTTGTCTTGTACCGATGCTAACTTAGCTTCTTCACTACCCAATAACACGCGATATGGTACACCGAGACTCACGGCCACTAACTTGAAATGAATGTCTACGTGACCAGTTGGGTCCGACACCTGTGGGTTCAAACTCTTGACGGTCACCCCCTGAAGTGATAACCATCTTTGTAAGCCGGTACTATACGCCACCATTTGTTCCTTCACGCTCTCGGTATCTATCTCTGCGCCCGCGGCAATAGCTTCGGGTGTCAATTCCATAGCGTAGCCGGGAAAGCCACCTTTCCAAAACATTTCACCACTTCCGCCACTCACCTTCTTTATATCCTGTAAGTTATTGTAAATCGGTTGCAGTCTGCTCACGCCCAACACTTCGCTGCTCTCACGATTATCAGCTACGTGAAGAACCCGCGTCCAATGAACGGAAGCAGATGTCAAATCCGTCGTTCCGGTATCCTTATACTGTATGGTATATTTGGTTGGCATTCCATAACGCGGTGACGTGATTGACTTCTCCGTTTTGTTAATGGTAAGAACACCCTGATGGTATGCCCTCATATACAACAACTTTGTTTCCTTTCTCTTTTTATCAATTATCTCACCAGTAACAGGGTTTACTCCTGCAACGGGTTTGTTCAAAGGAAGGCCATCATCGAACCCTAAAAGCAACAAACCATATTCACCTATTCCACTTAAAACATCAATTTTGTGTAGATACATAAATAAAGACCGTTGTATCTCCAATTCCTTCCATGCCTTTTCAAATGCAGTTTCCTCCGGTGATTCTTCCTCAAAAATCTTAGGGGATGAATGCCAACACTCGTCCGGCCATATCTGGACTGCTCTTTTAGCCAGTCCCATCCGGTCGTAAAATGTCTTGTAATCGGTTATAGTCAAACTCGCCGGGTAATTACAGGCATTATCTATATCCGTTTGTGTATTCGTCAAACGATTCAATAATTCCCGGTGCAGGGTCATCATCTGATTATTAACTATACCCTTCATATTTGTAAATTGCTTGTTGGTCATCACTACTTTGACTGGCTGCTTATCACTAACTTGTTTTACTGGTTTCTTTGCCATTATTTTAATCCTTTATTCATTTATTATTTTCTATTTATTTTATTATTTCCGTCGGTTTTAATGGTCTTCGGACCGATTCTCTCGATATTCCTGCTCGCATGACCATCAACAAACCAGCCGCCTCTATATAGTTTTCAACATAAATCATAGCGTCTCGACTTGGTAATGGCTTGATGCGCACTGCTATTGGTACATTTTCCTTTACTGCAATAATCGGAATATCTTTCACGTAACACGCTTTATGCGGACGTCCCCAACAACCAACCGGAGTTACTAAACAATCCACATCTTCAACAGATATGCCTTTACCTATCCGGGGGGCCTTATGTAAACCTTTGAGTACACAATGCAAAAAACAAGTCGAAACCATTTCCGCCGCCAACCTCGGATCAAACACTTCGTTATATTCCAATAATTGTGGACCCCATTCTTCAAACGGAGCATGTGCTACCGGTTTGTTAATAGCATCAGCTATTAGGTGTGACGCCTTAGCCTCCACCCCTCCCCAAGGATTGACACCACCATTTTTGAAGTAATTCCGCTTTACCTCTTCGGAAACATTTATAAAAGTAGCCAAAGCCAAAGCATCGAAACTATGCCGTTCTATTTGTTCGACTAACTGCTGCCACCCTCCAACCTCCCCACTCGCTTTATCATCTTCCATGGTAGCCTTCATAATGAAGGGGTGCTTTAATTCAATTATTTTTACATCTATTCCAGCAGTTGCTCTTGCTGCTGATACTGCATTTATCGTATGATTTGCAACAGGTGAATTAACCGCCAGAAGAATTCGGTTATGCTTAACTTCTTGTAATTCAATCTTACCTTCGAGAAACCGATCAAGAATGCTCCCTTCAACGTACAAAGCATTTGGGGGCATTTCATTGATATCAGAAGCATTAACAACGTTGGGATGCAAAATTAACTTGTCGCAACAAGCTCCAAGAAGTTTCGCCGCTGGCGTTGCATCCCCGGCGTGACCTCCAATTTCACAACCTATTCCTGTTGGTATTATCATTACTACATTCATAATTAAATCCTATCAATAAAGTGGCGGCCTGCTACGACCCCTTGAAAATATGTTACGCAAAACTTGGCTGCAATATCTTGGTCAAACTCTTTGCATGAAAACAAATTTATGTAAACAGTACCATCATTTAATAACGGTAAAAGATGGACAGTGATATTACTGGTAATAATGAACTGTACTGCTGAAACCCCATAAGTTTTTGGATTCCGCTCCTCCTCTGGTTTGGACTTCCATAAGGTAAACTCCTCAATCTGCATGTGGACTAATTCACAAAGTTCTTCACAGAAAGCCTGTATATCAACTTCCATAGTCGCCTTTTTACATTTATGTAAATCTAAAATCAATTCCCGACCATAAACCATTATTTTAATCCTTTCATAATTTCCATCCACCGGCTAAATATTTGGGCTTTGAAACAAACTTGAAAGCACCGGAGGATGCGTCTACTTGGTCTTTGTATTTGCTGTTCACTAATGAGAAGAACCTCAGTTCTTCCACGAACGGACCATTCCATGCACCTTTAAGTAAATACACATTACCCGCATTAACTTGTGTACTGAATGGATCTGCACGTTGAGCTTTATCCCCCGTAGGTCTGTCTACCCGTACCCTAAACCCCGCCAAGTTCCGCACCGTATTCTCAGCGGATTCTTTACCGCTACTTGCCGGTTCTTGCTCAATACCTACCAAAATACCGTATCTGTCACTTTCGGCAGTGGAACGAATTATTTGCTCCCGCATATGCGTATTCCATTGACCCCTTACTACGTCCAACACCCAAAACCTGTCGTCCATATCCTTTCCCATAAGAACACCCACCGAATACGCTCCAGAATCTTTCGTACCGGCTTTGTCCCAATAACGCATCCGCATTCTCCACTTTTTGGGTGCCACGGGTTCTACAGTCAGATGCTCCACATGAAACATTGCACCACCCAATGGGATAGGTGATTGCATCATTTGGCCTGAGTAAAAATAATCACCTTTGTCTTTGGCTTCCTGTAGTATTTTCTTTGTCAATCTTTTAGGGTCTAACAAACCATTTACATATCGTTCTTTCAATACTTTCGGCTTTATGTCCCCTTCTGTCGAACCCGGAAGACAAATATGCCTGATCGACTTCCATTCCTTTAACATCATGCCAGTAGGATCATTTTCTGATAACCTTTGCATAATCAAAATCATGGGTGTGACAGCTTTATTCTTTTTTCTCGACCAAAGTGTTTCGTTTATAAACACATTGGCATTGATCGTATCAAGCTCACTTCTTGCGCCTTTGGGATTAAGTGGGTCGTCAATAATAATAAAATCAGCGTGACGACCCACTATGTCACCATCGACACCTGCACACATACGTGCCCCGCCTTTCGTGTTGATAAAGTGCCCTTTGGCATCCTGGTCGTATGTAATCTTTATTTCCGGATAACACGTCACATACTTATTGCTTTTAACAACCGTTCGCGTCTTCCTCGACATCTCGACTGCTAAAGAGTGTGTGTAAGAACTGCCAATAAATCCCGCATTCGGTTTATTAGTCCAAACCCATGCGTTAAACAGGATACTCACAAGGGTACTCTTAGTCGTCCCTGGCGGGATGTTGATAATAAGGTCGTATAACTTAGCTTCCCCCCTAAAAACACGCTCAGCCAGCGTCTGTAGCTCGTCACAAAGGTACTTGATATGCCAGTTATCCTCGAAAGGCTCGTTTACGATAGTTTCCCAGAATTCTAATACAAAATCATAAAAACTCTGCTTACACAAACATCTGGTGATTTCTGTAACGTTGACAGTACGATTTAACAAAGCAGGTGTAAATTCATTGTTATTTTCGTGTCTGTTACGTTTTACCTTCTTTTTGCGTTTCCTTACATATGTAGTTGTCATCGTTGTATCTTATGCTCCTTGACAGATATGACAACTTCCGTTCTATTCCGCAACCGCAATTTTGCCAAAAGCGAATGGAAAAAAGCGTAAGCCTTCAAATGCCAAATAAACAACGACAAAAGAAGGGAACAACCTTTTGTATCTATTTTGCATGTAACTGTCAAATTCATTGTTTTCATCTTCATTACTTCACCTTTGCTTCTACTGTTTTTCTGTGCGGGATACTCGCACTATTAATTATGTTATCTGTACCTGCCGGTAATTTCTTTTGTTGGGATTCCTTTGATGTGACGGCATTCAAAATACTCCGTAAAATATTTGGGGGCAAATCCAACTCACCAATGGTAATTGATGCAACACCTATAACACCTGACACCCGTGTTTCCGTTATTTCCCCATACCCCCTGCTCCTATTCAACGTTCTGTTACCAAAAATAGTGGCGGGACTATCACCAGCTTTTACAAGTTTCAATAAACCTTCCTCAAAGAAATCTCTCTTTATTTCCTCCACTTCTGTTAGTAATTCCACAAATTCAGGATCAGTCTCTGCCCAATGTAAGAATGTGCTTCGTGATATTGCCACCTTCCTCAATGCCTTTGCTAAACTAAAACCAGAAGATAAAATAGCGTAAACCAACAATTCTTGTCTTGCACGTCTTGATTCCTTACCTAATAGCTTTTCAATCTTACCATAACCACTTGGGTCTTGTCCAAATTGTGTTATTTTATCCCAAATATCGTGCAGGTGTTTTGGAAGGCGGGTGTGTATGTATTCCGTCCAGTTCAAATCGGTGTTGTCCTTTCTGTCTTTGTTAGCTTTCTTTAACGCATACCGTACCCCCTTATGTTTCCTTTTCCATCCTACGAACCCTGCAGGTGTCACACCTAATGCTTTGGCAATCGTTTTGTCATTTGCACCGTCACGTGCCATAACATATATGTCTATTATGTATCTCATCTTGAAAACTGCCATCTACATATTCCTTTGTCATACATGTTTACATTGGTATTTCGTAATTGTGTGAAATTTTTTGTCATAATTTTTGTAGGTCGTAAATTACATTTTTTGTTACACTCAAGAACGATAGTGTTGGTCACTCCCCGCGTGCTTTTAATACATTCAATCTGCGTGAGTCCCTTTTCGTTATGTCATTGTCAAACATTATTATCTCTATGTCAACTGTCAAACAAACAAAAGCCAATAATCTATGTCAAACACATTGTCAAATATAGTATATGTCAAACATCCACTTGTCTAATTTTCGTATTGGACACGAGCTTCAATCCACATTCGATTTCATCCGACCACTTCGATCTCTTTTAATTCTATCCTTAATACTTCAACTCCAGCATAAAACTAAAATTGTGCTTTATACCTAACACTAACAACTACCATATACTCTTATTTTTTACTTTACTCAATTACTATCTTATTCTCACACTAATGTGTTACATACATACTATACATATAACCATATAACATTTTTATTCTCTACGTATATCGGTTTTGTAGCTACTTAAAATCCCGTTCTATTTTTACCTAACTTTATACGGTTTTATACGTCTGTTATTTATACCTTAAAAACGTTTATAAGTAAAGTCTGGCTACGTATTATATAGATAAAACGGTTAAGTTTATAAAGTTTTTTTACTCTAAAAACCCTATTATTAAGCTCAGAACGGCGATTATAAAAAAACTTTACTATTCTCTAAAAAAAGCTCTTTACTTGAGTACGTATAGCCGATATAGTACGTAAAAGTAAGGATTAGTTAATAGAGTTAAGAATAAGGAGTTTAATCGGCGTATAATAAGGACGTCCTTAAAAGCGGAAACGTTCTAAAAACGAAGTAGTCTCTAATAAGTTAATAGGCGTAAAGCTACGGTACTCTTTTATCGGTAAAAAGATTCGATATATAGAGCGCAGAAAATAACCGGGGGAACCGAAGATATCCCGGCTACGATATGCGCGTTCTCTTCGAGCTTAATTACTCGTTCTAATATAACGTTCTCGATTCTCCCTCCTTATAGCGTATTAGGCGCGACGTTCTCCGTTCGATTCGGAGTATAAGGATTAGAGTAATCCAGTAGCTGATACGTATAGTACGTATCAGGCTGAGCTACTCGACTTAAAACCTTTTATAACGGAGAACGAAAATGCGCGCAATCGAACGAAAATTAAGAACCGTATTAGAAAGTAAAAAGAGCGAGCGACTTTCTAAAAACCGAATTTCCGAGATAATCTCAGAATTTTCGGTAAAATCCGAAACGAGTTACATCCGTCCGAGTATAGACGGATTGACTCTGAATCTTTTAAGACGAACGGATGGGATATCTGTCGAGGAAATAGTAAATACAATCCTCGGCGAATATCCGGAAAAAAACCGGGAGGTTTTATCCACTACCACAAAACGACGTTTGGGTAGTTACTTAAAAAACCGATACGGAGTCAAAATTACAAAAACCGTATCGGACGATAAAACAAATTATCGTATACCATCCGAAGGAGAAGCGGAAACTATAGCCAAAGACATATCGACTATAATTGTTCCGTAAAACGTTGCAGAATCGAACGTATTAGAATAGCCGGGTTAATACTCGACTATTCTATTTTATCGTCTTAAAAGAGAACTGGGACGATTAAAACCGGACGTATAGAAT